GCCCTAATCTCTAGTTTAGGTTTAGAGTAAGACAAATCCTAAAGGGCATTTAGGAGCAACAAATGAAAGAGCAAGCAATAGCAATAGGTAAGTCCTATCTAAGATCAGCGATCGCGTGTGCGGCAGCCCTGTATATGAGCGGTATATCTGATCCAAAAGTATTAGCTAATGCGTTTATCGCTGGGCTAATCGGGCCTCTACTTAAGGCCGTCCAACCGTCCGAAGGACAATTTGGCGTAACTAAGTAATGGAAAGAGCCCAGCTCGTAATTGGTATTACCTTGGGGGTAATTACTATTTTGGGGTTATGGGCTGGGCTCATCCGTAAATTAGTTATATTTTATTTATCCGAGCTAAAGCCTGACGGCAACGGCGGCCATAACCTAGCCGGGCGCGTTGAGCGTATAGAGCAGCGGGTAGATCGTATTTATGAGATTTTGCTTGAGGACAGGCTAGCCAAGTAACGACACGCCAAGAGCCTTTAGACTTGGCTTTGTGACAAATAGCCCTCATACTGATACTACAAATGCTGAGAGGGCTACTCGGTTAGTAGCTTAATCGGCCTTAACAAAGGGCGAAAAATGAATAGTTTAGATATCTTGGTAGGCCTAGGAGCTTGTGCCCTAGGGTTTTTATTTATGGTGATCGGATACTCGATCGGATACCGCGAGGGCCATGGCGAGGGTTTTGTACGAGGCCGCGCTATTGCTAAAGCTCTTAAAGAGAGCGAGGCAATCTAATGGGGTTTTTGGATGGGTACGAGGATGTAAACGCGCGGATAAAGCGCTTCCGATCAGAATTTCCCTCAGGTAGATTAGTCGCTTTTATCGAGAGTTTTGATATTGAAAAGGGGACAATCCTAGTAAGAGCTGAGGCTTATCGTGAGTATGAGGATATGGTGCCAAGTGCCGTAGATTATGCTTTTGGTAACGTAAATACTTATCCTCAAAATATGCGTAAATGGATGGTAGAGGACACAATTACGAGTAGCTATGGCCGCGTGATTGGGCTACTAACTCCAAGTCTTGAGCATAACTCGAGGCCTACGGTGCAGGATATGGAAAAGGTCGAAACTCTACCGGCTAGCGCTGACCCTTGGAGCACTAAAGCATCTATCGAGGACATGGCCACTATGGCTACGGCTATCGTAGAGATTGGTACACAGCTGGGAGGCGAGCTAGTCGCTGAGGCCCCACGTTGTCCTCATGGCACAATGATTTGGGCTGAAGGTAAGGCTAAGAGCACCGGCAAGCCTTGGGCAGCGTACAAATGCACCGAGAAGTTACGCGCTAACCAATGCACGCCTTACTGGCACGTGCTCGGTAGCGATGGCAAATGGAAGCCGCAGTTATAGACATGGGAGTGCTAACGTTTATTAAAGACGGTGTATCTACAACGATCCACGATAACGGCGATGTAACTATACTTAAAGCCGTTTTATGCGATGAGTGTAAAAAATGGACTACACCTTTTGGCGGCTTGCCTGTTAGAGATCATACCGGCGAGGTTGTAATGTGGTTGTGTGCAGAATGTCGCAGCTAGCCAAGGTAATACTTGATCGCTCTCAGGAAATTACAGCTCATAAAGTAGGACTAGAGCGCACAATCGTACGTAATGCTAATACAGGCGATGCTAGTAATTTTGGCCAAGTCTATAAAAACTGGCACGAGCTTGTATGGCAAGAGGCCGAGGGCGCCTCAGCTGAGACGGCTGTAGCTAACTATTTTGGCGATTATGCCTTCGTGCCAAAAATACACAATGCCCACGAGGAGGCAGACGTAGGCGAAAATATAGAGGTTAAGTGGACTAAGCACACTAACGGCCATTTAATCTTACAAAACCGTGGCCCGGGCCGTCCTAATGATGTAGCTATATTAGTTACCGGATGGAGCCCGGTATACCTGTTATTAGGATGGATGCCGGTGCATATGGCGAAGGTGCCTAAATATAAGCACCCTTATCAGGATAACTATTGGGTGCCGCGATCTAATCTATTTGAGATGCAATATCTAAAGAGGTCACAATATGGCGTATAAAACTAAGTGCCGGTTATGTGCAAAAGTGACCGAGCATATCGAGCGTGTCGTAACCGATAACTTACCTCCATATGTTAAAGCGCTTCAATGCGTTAAATGCGGTGTTATGGGTATCGTAATGATGGAGGATGTAAATGAAACTAGCTAAGCCGGGCTGTGTTTATTGCGGCAGGGATCACGATGCAAAAACGTGTAATTATCAGCTTGTATTACTTATTGAGTCCTATATTGAAAAGCACGTGGGATTAGATCCAACTGCACTAGCTAACGAAATAACAAAGGCAGGGTATATCCGTGCCCATGTATGAGTATGAGTGCTTATTGTGCAATATCCGTTATGAGCTAGAGCAACCGATCACGTCCAACTCAGCGCCGCTATGTTGCGGTACTCATATGAGGCAGATTTACCATGCTCCCGGTATATCGTTTAAGGGTAAAGGCTGGGGTAAAGATGCGTAATAGTTATGCACAAGAGTTATACACAGGTGTTAAAAACTTGTGGGACACGCTCAAGAGCACGCTCAAGATTGACAGGTATTTGACTAAGCGGCTACGCTCCAGACTCGCAGGCGAGCCGCTACCGCGGATAGCTCGCAGGCGTAGTTTGGTGCTTTTGGCCGGGCTATTGCTATTTAGCAATATGCCTGCATCACAAGCTATAAATACACCAAGAGATAAAGAAAACTATAAGCTCTATGCCCATATAAAACTGACTAACTCTAAAGAGTATCGATGCTTAGAGCTGTTATGGAATAAAGAGAGTAAGTGGGATCCACGCGCTGATAACCCTAAGTCCTCAGCATATGGGATACCTCAGCTACTTAAGATGAAAGAGTTAGATCCGTATAAGCAAATAGATTTAGGACTCAAGTACATAAGCCATAGACATATCACTCCATGCAAGGCGTTGGCATATCACACTAAGACCGGTCATTACTAATGGTGCACGGTACAAGGGATCCAAGGCTTACCCGCAAATACAAGGCACAAAGGCTGGTGGTATTAGCAAGGGATGGCTACACCTGTGTTTATTGTGGGCAGGATGCAAATACAGTAGATCACATAGTAAGCATCAAGGCCGGAGGCGATCCGATCAGCTTGGATAATATGATCGCATGTTGTAAGCGCTGCAACAGTAGCAAGGGCTCACGCTCACAGGGCGTTTTTTTAGCCAAGGCGGCTACCCCCCCTGCCTTTTCAACCTATGCCTCCCCAAAAACCACCGGTACGGTCCCTACAGGCCCTTGTGAGGGCCAGACTAGTCAGGATTGATGGGGATATGACCCGAAAGAAAAAACCTCTCATGGGGGCTACCAAGCCTCGACTCCACTCGCCACTACTCAAGGGCAAATCTCGGGGTATTGAGATCGCTCAGCTGGCAGACTCTATAGAGATGCCGCTTTTACCTTGGCAAAAATTTGTCATAGACGATATGTGTATGGTGGATAAAGATAATATGTTTATCCGGAAAACAAATCTGATTTTAGTAGCCCGGCAACAGGGTAAAACTCACCTTGCCCGGATGATGATGTTAGGGCATATGTTTTTATTCGATAGTCCTAACGTGCTAATGATGAGCTCTAATAGATCGATGGCCTTAGACACCTTTAGGCAGATTTGCTCGGCTATCGAGAGCAACGATTGGATGAGTAAACAGGTTAAACAGATCCGGTATGCCAACGGCACCGAGTCCATAGAATTAAAAAATGGAAATAGGCTCGATGTAGTCGCGGCAACTAGAGACGGAAGCCGCGGCAGGTCGGCCTCATATTTATACGTGGATGAAATCCGTGAAATCTCGGAGGAGGGTTTTCGAGCTGCAACCCCTACGACTAGAGCAAAACCAAATGCTCAGACCCTACTCACGAGTAATGCCGGGGACTCATTTAGTACCGTGCTTAATGATCTACGCGAAAGAGCTATGAGTTTCCCGCCTAAATCATTTGGCTTTTATGAATACTCAGCGCCTCAATTTGCCAAGATAACAGATCGTAATGCGTGGGCCATGGCTAACCCGGCGCTTGGATATACCGTAACCGAGGAGGCCTTAGAGGAGGCCGTAGCTACTCAGCCGATCGAAACCACAAAAACCGAGTTACTTTGTCAATGGATAAGTAGTACCTCGTCACCGTGGCCTCATATGGCGGTCGAGGATGCAGCTGATAAAGACCTAAAATTGTCGGTTGGCCCTCTTACAATATTTGCGTTTGACGTCAGCCCTAGCCGTAGAGACGGCTCGCTCTGCATGGGCCAAGTCCTCGAGGATGGCCGTATAGGCGTAGCGGTCCTTGAGATCTTTCACTCGGACGTATCCATCGATGAGTTATTTGTGGCCAACGCGATCGCCAAATGGGCCAAAATTTATTATCCGCGGCAAGTGGCTTACGACAAATATACGACCGCCTCGATCGCTAAACGCCTTGAGTCCAACGGCATACAGATCACCGACATATCGGGCCAAAAGGGGTATCAGGCCTCAGGGGATCTCTATGAGGCGCTGGCCAATAAAAGACTCGTGCACTCGGGGCAAGACGAGCTCGTTAGCCATATGTCAAATTGTGCAGCGAAAGAGTCGGACGCCAGCTGGAGATTGATCCGTAGAAAATCTGCCGGGCCGATAGATATAGCAATCAACCTTAGTTTTATTGTCCATATCCTTACTCAGCCAATGGGTGAGGCTAAAGTTTACGTATAGAGACACGCCGCCTATTACCTGATTTTATCCTTGACAATTTGAGAAAATCCCTCTCATGGGAATACTCCAAACTCTAGGGTTTAAGTCAGCTGAGAAGCCGACTATCGAGGCTCAATATGCACCCGCCGTAATGAGCACACAATACGGCTACGGCTCTTTCAACACCGGCTCTACTTATGGATATAACACGAGCGGTATAGATCGTAATTTTGCTTTACAGGTCGCAAGCGTTAGCCGCTGCCGTAATTTAATTGCCGGAGTAATTTCCGGGATCGATCTCGCCTTGTATAAAAAATCAACAGGAGAAAAATTAGGATCTCCAATTTGGTTAGAGCAACCGGATCTACGCCAACCTCGCAGCGTTACTATCGCTGCAACAGTAGATAGCCTAATATTTTATGGATGTGCTTATTGGCGCGTAACCTCTTTGTATGCAGATGATGGACGTCCCTCAGGTTTTGAGTGGGTAGCAAATAACCGAGTTACTTACACTACAAATAAATTTGGTACAGAGATTGAGGATTATTTTGTTGATGGTATTAAGGTACCAATGGGCGGTATTGGATCTCTTGTAACTTTCCAAGGTTTAACTCCAGGAGTATTAGATACAGCTGGCACAACTATTAAAGCTGCATTTGATATACAAAAGGCAAGCGCCGTAAGTGCAGCTACACCTATGGCTACTACAGTATTAAAAAATAACGGCGCTGATCTACCGGAGTCACAAGTGCAAGGTTTATTAGCTGCATGGAAATCAAGTAGAGCCTCACGATCAACGGCGTATTTAACTAGCACTCTTAGCGTAGAAAATATTGGCTTTAGTCCTAAAGATATGATGTATAACGAGGCATCACAATATTTAGCTACCGAGATCGCTCGCGCTATGAATGTACCGGCTTATTATATTAGCGCGGACATGAATAATTCTCTTACGTACCAAAACATTTTAGACGGTCGTAAGGAATTTATGGCGTACTCACTACAGCCTTATATTTGTGCTATTGAGGACAGGCTCTCCATGAATGACATAACAAATTCGCAAAATCAGGTACGTTTTGCGGTCGATGACTCGTTTTTACGTGCAGATGCAAGAGAGCGTTTAGATATTATCGAAAAAATGTTAAACCTAGATTTAATCGATGTAAATCAAGCTAGACAAATGGAGCAACTAACACCGCTAGGAGATGCAAGTGCTATTAACGTTTAGTCAGGAAATACAGGCGGCAGATGTTGAGCGCCGGATCGTCTCGGGGCTTATTGCTCCATACGGCGAGATCGGACATACCTCAGCTGGCCCTATTGTTTTTGAGCGAGGATCTATCGCTATACCGGATCCAACAAAAATAAAATTATTAGCGCAGCATCAACAGGATAAACCTGTTGGCCGCATGATAAATGCTAGCGACTCAACCGATGGCGTT